GCTTGTCATTCTCAGGCTGGTCTTTTTCAGGCGGGTTGTTTTCAGGCTGGTTGTTCTCTGATTCTGATTGATTGTTATCTACAATATATTCATCATCTTCAGATAACTGTTCCAATATACCGGAAACTTCTGGGTTGGATTCAAGTTCTTGGTAGATGTCCTCAATGTAGTGTAGTTTCAATTGACCCGGATCTGTGTCGATAACATGTTTGATTTCGTTAAAGTATTGACTTAATACACTAATTGTTCTTCTCAACTCTTGAATTTTTGCAGAATTACATTGATTAGAGTTTAAAACATGGTTTGTATGATTGATACTTTCAACTGCATCATTCTTCATGCTATTAAGATGCTCATCGTCTGGCATATATTGTTGATTATCTGTTCCCTGTTGGTGAACACGGTTGTTAGTTCCCTGTTGGTGAACACGGTTGTTAGTTCCCTGTTGGTGAACACGGTTGTTAGTTCCTTGTGGTTGATTGCCATTATTCTCTACACAGGGTGGTTCTTCACTACTTCCATTATTATGTGGACAATTGTTATTATTCATACTGTTGAATATTAATGGATTTGTCATGATATAACTATATACAGATTTTTTTTTATGTATTTGTTACAGTAACTCCGGATTTTTTTGTAGAAAAGAATCCAGAAATAGGTATATTATACTCTTTTGTTGTGTAGCTGAGTAATGGGTTTTGTTGTTTGACCTCTTCATTTAGAGTTTCTATATGTCTGAGGGACTTCGCTTTCAGAGCCATCTTAAAATCTCTATCTTTAAAATATTTATACGATTTGTAAAGATGGTCGTCAGGTAGAAACAGTGACATCATAACGAACTGTACACCATATTTCAAACAATCATCGAAATCTGGGTTTGCCAAATCTACTTTTGAATTATTTATCGTATTTGTATCACTCAAATTCTCTGAATACATGAAACTCAAATTGGTCTTATTATTATCTATTATTGTGGAACTACCAGTTGTTAATGACAGTCCACCATAATCCTTATAATCTTTTGTATAATTTGTTATTGAACAGAAAGATGTAGTGGTCTTCATCTCTCCATTTATTATCTCATCAAGTAATGTTCTCGTCGGATATACAGAAGAAACTATTATAACTTTTCCTATTGCATCACTCATTTTTATCTTTCCGATTGGAAATATTCCACCTCTACCAGCAAATGAGTACTTCTTATCTATTAAATGTCTCCAGAAAACTTTCATTAAAGCATAATAAATCTTCTCATACATAACATTATCCGCATTGAATTTCATATCCAAATATATAATTAAAGGCATACTCTTGTCTTCCTCTTTATACCAAGCATATCTCTTAACAGTTTCCAAACATTGGTAGAAATCCAAAGGATCAAAATTATAATACATCTTATCTGTTCTGACTATTGGCACAGCATTTGGATCACCAATTGTTGTTGAATTACTGTAAACATCAAAATGAACAGATCTCACATGAAATTTTGTAAATGCCTGTTTAATAGCCTCATATGATGGTTTGCCTGAATTCACTCCACCAGGAAGATATGTTTGATAACTGGAGAACCAATAGAAATCTGCAAGTATTAAATCCACATACTTATTAATATTCGTATTGTAATACTTTACCGGAAGCCCATCAATCAACTTTAATTTCTCACCAGTATCTTCATCAGTCACAATAACATTCGCGAAATTTTCGATAGTGTCATCATCCTTGTTCGAAAAACTCTCATAATTACCATATATTGCACAGTTTGTAGACAACAGATCCAAGTTCACCATAAAATCATTATCCAATAGAAGTTTAGATATCATCTCAACTAATCTTATCACAAAAATCACAAAGAAGTACAGGGATAATGCACAAACATATATTGTTAATATATAAAATACGAAATTGAAAACGGTCTCAAACTTATTTATTAACCATTTTTTGAGTTTATTCATATTCGCAATAAATTTGCGAAGGAATGTTAAAACTGGTGGAAGATCTACTTTTGTTTGTGATTCCATAACTAAAATATAGGCAGATTTTTTTTCGATCAGAATATCAAATCGAGTTTCGATAGTTTGCTATATTTCGGTACTTCCCTCTTCTCACTCAAATTTATAATTCTCTCCTCACTTCCCTCAAAATAATCTGATATAGGAGTTTGAGGAACACTCTGCTTCGTTATTTTCGGAACAATCGTCTGAAAAGCCTCACACTTCTTTCTATTTTTCTCCTCCCTAATCTGTTCCTGATCAACCTTTTTAATCTTATGTTCAACAACTGTTCCAGTAGATGTATCCTGTACAAGAACAATTCCCTCTAATCTCTTCTTCTCTTTCTTTCTAATACTCTGTAACATCTCATTAACTTTCATCTCTCTCAACTCCAACTGCTTATAACTCAACTCCTTTGCAAGTGATACTTCAATATCCTTATATAGATAGTTGATATTACCACATGCCTGAATTATCATATCATCATGTTGTCGCACATTCACTCTCCAATTTATGGAAGTTGTCAATATATACAATGACAAGAGTAACTGATAATGTTTAGCTCTGTTCGAATAACCATTATATCCCTTTTTAAACTCAGTGTATATCTTCTTCACAGATTTCGTCACTTTCTCATCACTATTCACAAGAGTGTCCAATATTATCTTCCAAAGTGCCCATACCCATTCAGTCTTATAGTCATCACCAACTCCTTTAACATTGTAACTCTTGCATTTGAAACTGAAATCTGTTTTATTCCTTCCTTTCAATTTAACAGTTGTAATTTTTTTTAACCATAAGTACCAATAAGATACCTTCTGAAAATTACAATCGAATGAGCGAAGAATATTAACAATTTCATTAAGTGCAAGTTTTACTTCTGGTGGATCACCATCATCTAAATACCTATATATATAATGTGTGTTCTTTGAAATTATTCTACTCCTTATTACATGTGGCTCATTATAATCCTTTCCCAATTTTGGCAAAGATTTATTCTCAAAAACAATATTCTTCTTCGATAAACACGCTATACTAACAAGTTCACATATTAAATTCCTTATTTCCTGATTATTTCTCGAGAAAATAACACTGTTCTTTGGAAAATGTTTCAGCAATCTATTCAATCTAGCCTTCCTCATGTAATAGTAAAAAATAAAGTATGGATTAGCTATATTTATATTTTTAAAATATAACAGTTCAATTTTATCAAGAATATTGGTTATCAACCCAGTTGAATGAAGTTCAACAGCCCATCTACATGCATTTTCCAATTCTGAATTAAAAATTGCATTATAAAAAACATTAACAACCTCTATTCTCTTATAACCTGAAATTGTAACACCTTTAAAATCCTTTTTCAACCTTGGGTCATTTATAGAAAATTCGAAGGGTACATCCATATAAAGTTTTTTAGAAAAAAAATTTATACACAATACGCATCAGTGTTAGTACTCACCAGCAAGTGTATCAATAAGATATTTACCAATATGGTGTGCAAATCTACATGCAACTGCATTACCTATCTGAATAATCTGATCTTTCTTACTTCCCGACAGTATATAATCATCTGGGAAAGACTGTATCCTCTTCAATTCACATATTGTTAATCTCCTTATCTCTGTATCACTGTACTTAACCAATGCATCATATCCATCTTTCCAATATCTCGCTGGAATAGTATATGATGGTTTATCAAATTTCAAGAACTGTGCACCAAATCCATACTTCTTATTCTTCATCTTCTCTCTCCTCTTATTTATACCAGCTATCGCCTTTTTGCTCAAAAAATACTTCTCATCAACCGTTTCCCTCGGTTGCAGAACATCTCCAACAGGTTTTCTCTGAAGTTTACTCAAAATTGGTGAAATCTCTTGAGGGATAATATTTAGATCCTTACGAATACCAACAATAATTGTTCTTCTTCTGTTTTGGGGAACTTCAAAATCGGATGTGTACAGTTTGTTTATACAACAGTTGTAATCCTCTTCGAATTTATCCATTATTATATCTATGACTTTAATATCCGCCTGAGTCTTCATCGATAGAATACCAATAACATTCTCCATTATGAAAGCTTTTGGCTTGAAGTATTTAATGTACTTGTAAAATTCCATAAAGAGAGAGTTTCTGGGATCACTTGCATCTCGTTTTCCAGCTATACTGAAACCTTGACATGGCGGACCACCAACAATAACATCAACAGGTTGTTTATTCAACATTTCATCGAGTTCGTTTGGAGGGAACTCTCTGAGATCTTTTACAAGTCCTAAATGATCGTGATTCTGTGTATAACTGTCTATGGATTTATCCCAAACATCTACACCACAAAGAATATTGAATTGATCCTTCAATCCTTCTGTTAAACCCCCACAGCCACAAAACAGATCAATTAAATTAAGTTTGTTACTCATCTAAAATCTGATTGGATATTAATTCTAGTGTTTTTACGATGTGAACCAGTTAACTCAGCGTAGGGTTCAAAAGGGTCACGGAGGATCGCCAGAGGCGAGATGCAATCTCCCTTTACTCATCTAAAAAAGTAAACCCAGTTAACGCATAGGGTACAGTAGTGTCACGGAGGATCGCCAGAGGCGAGAGGCACTCTCCCTACCAGAATCCTGGCGAAAGATCAATATATCCAGGATTACATGGATAGTTGTTAGCTTCAAAACTCTTAACAAGGAATTTAACAACTGGATCTGGTTTTTCGCTAACATTTAGACTTGTTCCATGTATACGTGATGGTACAACTGGGGAATCAAATTGTGGATTATTGTAATGTTCAGTAGTTTCTCCAGATTGGTTGAATACTGGTGCTTCCCTGTAGTGTGACAAGAAATAGAGTGCAACGAAGATTAAAACAATAATAATCAAAACGTCATAATTTATATGATACTTCATCCTATATCATATAAATACATAAAAATAGTTTTCAGACAAATCATATTTTTTTCTTTTTACCTTTCACTATCACATATGGATTACCATTCTTGTAATATCTGATCTTTCTTCGTCCAACATTTGCTTCAAAAACCGCGGAATTCTTCTGCAGAGTTGAACCGGCAAAATTGAACAATCTTGACAATACCAAGGAGTTCCTAATGCTTACAAAAAAATGATGAAAACGTTCCAAATGAGTGTTACTCAATATCTTGGATCATCAACGCATTCATGTATGTTGAAATGCACAAGTAAAAAGTTTGCAGATGCTATTTTGTAAGCTTTTTTACACTTAAAATTTTGATTTATAAACAAACATATTATGCCACAAAAACTATTCGACTTGATAAAATTAGAAGCCTATTATAATTATGATGAATACAGAGAAAAAATACGCGAAACCTTTAGTATAGAAAGTATTTTTGATATTATATTTGCAGGAGATGGAGAACTAATTGCATTCAATGTTTTAAATGATTATGATGATACAAGTCCAATTGGACAAGTATTAGAAATATATAAGCTCGATAACAAATATATATGTTTAGCAATACCTGATACATATGTACAATATTATTGGAAAGAAGATTTCATTGGACAGGATTATATGGAAGATATTTATGATTTGTTGACAAATCAGAAATATTGCAATGTATATTCAGAAGATGAATTTAAACAAACCTTTAGAAAATATAGATCTTTTATACCTAAGTTACAAGACAAAATCAAGTTTTACGAAGCAATTGGACAAGATCCAAAAGTGGAAATTTTAGATGAAATTAATAATTATTCGTGCTATTGTAAAGATCATATTTATTAGAAACTGTATCCACCAGATAAGCTGATATCCATCCAATAACTGCACCTAATGTGTCACCTATACTGTTTGTGAGTGAATCCGAATGGGGTTTTCCGCCCGGCCAGAGTGTCACATATCTGTTTATAATATGCATACCCATCTTAGTATTTTCTAATATTTCAAAAATTGTATGTATAATAATCCATGTTATCAAAGAAACCCCCCAGAAATAGATTACTATACCCGCAGCAAAATGAAGATAAGTGTATTTATCAAATAACTGTTTGCCCATATACCTTATAAGAGATAAAAAGAGCAATCCTTACTGACACCTACACACTTCGTGCTTTGGTGCAATTCCAAATGAGTTGACCCTACGTGTTAACCCAGTTTACTTTTGAGTGTAAGCACCTTTTTCTTAGCCTTTGGCTATCGCTCTGCGAAAAGGGGTTAATGTGGAGGCATTGATCCCCAGAAGTTGGCAGGTTCATTATTAGTACATGGATATGCCGATGCTCTAAGAATTTGCTCCTGATTTCTTACTGGTAAATTAACATTGCAGTAAAACATTGGACCAATATTCCAGTTTCTCTTGACTGGCATCTCAACATTTCTGAATGGAATACCATTTCCTAAGGTGATCTCATGAACTCCTGTCAAATTACTGTCCTTTGAGCAGAACTGAATCTTGACCTGTGGAGGAACATAAGTTTTACCCATATTCTTTCTGTAACTGTTAGGGTAGTGAATGTTGAAACTGAATCTTCCATTTCTGATTTCAGCAACTCCACTATTGTCTGTGTCCTCAAATGCAATCTTCTCATTTGGAAAAGGCATTCCACTTCCAGAGAAGCTCAATCCATATGTTGGTCTATTAGCAGCCCAATATTTTACATACAGAGGATTCTTCACATTAAGTTCACCGAGAACTTCATTAACAGTTCCGGTAACCACTACATTTCCGTAAGGATTGCCGTGGATTTTTACTTTGCATGGACCAGCATTCTTCTCAACTACTTTCCATTGATCACACATATTCTCATCACGATATTTGAAAACATTGTCGGAATTGTATCCTAAACTAATACCACCAAAAGCGTTATCTCCCATAGTATAATAGTATAGAGATAAATATTTTCATACATATTATTTAATTTATTAACATTTCAACCCATCCTCACTTCTTAATAATCCATCAAATACATTCTGTGCTAATCTTAAATTTTCAGGTGTTATATCAACAATAACATCAAATAATGTATTATTTTTAAAGTAATTAAAAATTTTATCTTTTAATGACATATTTGGATGTTGTTTATCATAATTTATAAATTTTTTACCAAACTCATCACTTATATCTATATATCCTCCAAAATATGTTATAAGCAACCATGCAGTTACAGGATTAATAACAGTTGATACAATTCTCTTAATTTTTCTGGAACACACTAAAAATGGTATGATCACTATAACAACTGCTCTCAAAAACTTATTATATTTTCTTCCTTCATACATTTTCTTTGTCTGACTATGAATTGTTAATACTTCATAACCATATTCCTCTACATCGAATCCAATATCAATTTGATCAATACATTTATTCGAGCTTTTGTTTTCACTTAGACATATACACATAACCATGTCAATATAATCGTCATTATTGTTGATAATTTTATGAACTGATATACTTAATTGTGGACATTTCTTTTTTAATTTATTACTCAACTCATTCAATTTTCGATTGATATTATCCAATTCACAATCAACACTATTTTTTTAGGAACATATATTGGAAAAGATCTTTCATTTGCAAAATTCATTATCCAATTTTTTTGCATTCCACCTTTAGACATATATTATAATTATTATTTTATTGTTGATCTCAATAAAATAAATTGGAAAAAGATTTTCATTTAATGACCAGGTCTTAGACCTGGTTGACCTCCTGGCAAAGGCTTACCTAAAAGTGGCTGTTGAAGACCTGGATTGTATGGAAGAACTGGCAAGTTTCCTGTTATGTATCTAATACCAACACCATTGCAATCATCTGGATAGCAGACTGAATAACTCTTGTTAACAACACACTTTGTCTCATGTGGAATTGGCTGAGCATTACACTCTTCACATCCATTCATAATTCTGTTGTACTCCTGTTGAACTCCCATAAGCTTTGTTGCATTAGCGATTAAGAACTGTCTTGCATCATAACTACTCATAACCTTATTACTATATCTGATCAAATCGTTAACATAGCCATTTGGTCTGTAATCAGTGAAATGACGTCCATCATCCATTCTTGGTGGACAATTAAAATATTTATTGTTAGATGTTTTATCACATACTCCACTCATTATTTATACTATATTAAACATTTTTTTTTCAGAAAAACACAAATTATGCCGTTAATCTTTTCCATCTTGGTCTATTTCTACTATCCAAAACAACCTCATATGTATTGTCATCATACTCACTTACCATCTGATATCCAACATCAAACTCCTTTGCCTTAGTAGATGGTGCTTTGAATTTCTTATTCTTTCCTCTCTTCTCTACAACCGCTTCTTCCTCTTTTGTAGTTGGTTGTTCTTCTTCTGCGACAACCTCATCTACATTCTCCTCAACAACTTCATCCACCTCTTCTTCAGCAACTTCATCCACTTTTTCCTCAGCAACTTCATCTACATCCTCTTCCTCGACAACCTCATCCACATTATCTCCTTCGATTTCATCTTCGACAACTTCATCGGATTGTGCTACTTGTTCTTCGACATCTTCATCATTTACACCTACTGTTTCTAAAACATCATCAACATCGACAACACCCTCATCATCATCCAAGTCTATATTCTTGTCCCACTCTCCGTCATCTTCATTATCATCTTGAGGTTGTTCATACATCTCGCCAGTGAATGGTGGAATGTCTCCACCCATAAACTGGTTCAATCCAGCTGGTAATTGTTGTTGAGTATTGTCCTCAATCTCTACAAGTTTCTTTTGGAGTGCCTTTATATCCTTAGTATTTATTTGGACCTTTGTTTCGTTATCTCTAACACGTTTGGAAATAAAATACAATAGTCCTATAACAATTCCAATCAAAATAATTAGCAAACCTATTAAATATGTTTCCATTTTAATAAATTGTTATATAAAAAACTAATTATTCAAACTCATGTCGATTTTTTTGGTTTCAACAATTTCTTGGACACTTCCATAGCCTTCTCTATAATATCCTCATCAAATCCATTATTCTTCAATAGTTCAAGTGCTATGAACTGTTTAGAGAATCCTCGCTTAAGTCTATAGTTGAATTTGATATTACCTGACAAATCCCTATCAACTTCGAACTTATAATTAGCAATATGATCCTTATTATCCTTCTCTAAACCAGACAGTTTAGTGTAATGAGTTGTCACCATAAACAGTGACTTCTTATATTGTGCCATCTTATTCAATATAGCATAAGCTCCGGAGAATCCCTCGACATGGTTAGTAGAGGAGAACAACTCATCCATTATAACAAATGAGAAATCATCACACTCCTTTATTTTATCCACATACTCCTTACTTCTAACCATCTCCGCCTCAAATAGAGATGATGTACCGATCACATCAGGAATATGCAGATAAGTGTCTACTATCTTGAAAGGAGTAATCTCAAACGATTTCGCTGAGCAAAGTCCAATAGTTTGTGACAACAATAAGTTAATGGCTATCGACTTAATGAATGTTGACTTTCCGGCTGCATTAGGGCCAGTAATAATAATGTTCTTGTTTATATTGACTGTGTTACAAACAGCGGAACTATCAAGATATGGATTTCTTATATCTTTACACTTAATAACAGGTTTCTCAATATCCTTATCAGTTCTAAACTTTGTCATAGTGAAACCGTTATTCATTAATCTGTGATTAGAGTTCAATGTGTCTACCAATCCTATGAATCTCAATATATCAACTGTTTTGTTTTTCAATCTCTCAAATATACAGAACCTACACAATATCCTTCCCTTATTATCAAACAGTTTCGGTTCACACTTGAATATATCTGCATCAACTGTTTTCTTAATACACTCTATTTCATTGCAAACTGTTGGAATATCTATTTCAAAATACTCTGCTAACTGTATATCTTTACAAAGATCCATTATCTTACAAGACTCACTAACCAATTGACAAACAGCATTCATCTTCAAATGAATCATGTTGATTATTCTGTTTATTGTTCTAGACAATGTGAAAGATGAGTAGATACTCTGCAAGTACATAATAACCCATATAGCTGTACTGACAAATCCCAACATCTTCGCTTTCTTAGGATCTTTGACAAAGAATCTGAAGATATTACTCTTGAAAAAGTTCATAAAAGTGTTAACAACCAATGAAAAGAAATTCTTCATACTCAATTTAAATGGAAGTTTCTTCCTAAATAATAGAAACAGTACAATAGGAACAACCATAGCACTCAATGGTGTTAATATTGCTATTACTGGGGCGAGGAATATTTTATAGATGTTATTTATCGATAATAGAACCTCTTTACTGTTCAACATACTATCTATCTTCTGAACTCCTGTATAATTGAGAAATATTATATTGTTGAAAACTTCGAGATGTCTCTTATTGTTGTTATTCCAAAACCAGGCTATATCACTCTCTAAACCATTTATTGTTGACAAAGATTTAGATATAGATTCGATACTCTCTCTGCTCAATTTGTTGTATATCTTCTGGACATTCTGTCTTCTCCCTAATATTTCAACATTGTGTGTGGGATTTGCGAGAATGTGTTTGAGATAGATGTTACCCAACTCTGTTTCTGTACCATTTATTTTTTTGTATACACTGTTGTCTTCTGTATTGTTATTATCCACGAAGAACTCTAAATCGTTGTATGCTCTTTCACTGACAGTTACAGAACATTCGCTTGTGTCTTTTATTCTAAGTAGGGTTTCGAATATTGAACAATCCATGTCTTTGGTACTCTGAACAAGTTGTAATCTGTCTTCCAATGTGAGTTCTTCCTCTTTTTTGTCTTTGATATCTTTCTCTTTCTTCTTTTTGATAAAATTGAGAAGATGCTCCATTAAAATTAAAAATAGATTAATGGTGATTAGAAAACGCAAAAAAAAATATATAATATTAGTATAATGCCTATCTTCGAAATTAAGTTACCACAAGATAGATATGTTAATACAGTGCAGGGTATTTACAAATATCTCGTAATCTTGATTGTGTTTCAAATATTAGTGTCATTGTCCAGAAAAGGAAAGACCTTCAATTTCGGATTCAGTGGCGAAATTTTGAACACCAATTTCTTAAACACTCTATGTTTACTATTGATTTCATACGTCGCTTACGAATTAATTTTCAGTGAATTGCTTATCATATCCTAATTTTTATCTTACCATAAACTATAAATGAGTGATAACAGAATCAATCCTAACGAAGATCAGTCAAAAATTATAGATGCTATCTCAAGCAACAAAGTCTGTTACCCAATGAGTAATAAAATGTGGTTCAACAATTACGGCGGAGAGATTATCAGAACTATCTACAATGGTAAACAGAAGAGATACATTGTTGCAAAGAAACCATGGAATCTACCTCCTAAAATGAACGAGAATAGGTTGTAATTTTGTATAAATTATATTGAATAACTATATATGATAAGAATATATGATAAGAATATATGTAGTTATTGTTGTAATCAATGCGATGATTGTTATTTTGATGTGTGCATATTTTGCAAGAATAAAGCGAATACACATGTGGGAAGATTGGATATTAGACGAGGGTTGGATTCGATGTAGTTGTATGGATATGTCAGACACTATAGAGAATACACAGAAACATCTCAAAAATTGTAAAGAGTTTGAGAAGAGTAATTGTAAGAAAAAGAAGATAGAGGATCTGGATAAGTCCAATATGCCGAGTTGTGATAGTATTTGGAACAATAATTTTTTTACACTTAGATTTTACACCTTTTAACATTTAAAATGCCAATTTAAAATTAACAATATAAAGTTATAAGGTTTAAGGTATTATCCTTTAGTAAAAACAACTGATAGACCAATTTTTATCCTATAAAAGGTAAAGGTCTGTAAATGAGTTAAGGTATAAACGTAAAATGATTTTTTCGTTTGGCAACTTACATTTTACAACCTGTATAATTATAAATAATCTCATTTTTCATTATTATT